ACCTCTTTTTTTTATTCTATTAAAGCATATTTCGGGATTTGACCTTAAATATACATATCCACACGGTTCCCACAATTTATCGGTAGTTTTATGAAGCGTTAGAATATTTCGGTATTCTTCTTCGCTAATACTTTTATCTTCGTAAGCCTTTTCTACAAATACATTTTTGATGAAATAAGGGCTCCGTTCCATCAATATAATAGTATTAGATTTTTCTTGTATCCAGCATCTGTCAAGCCATACTTTTATTTGAAAATTATAAGTACTATTCTCAGTATCGTACATATTTTTGAGATATTCGCTCCAATTTTCAACAGGCTCTAAATCTACTGGTGTTTTATAGTTTTTATGAAAATAATTTAGGATACTCGTTTTATAACAACCTATATTACCATCCAAAGTAATTATTGGCATTTTTAATAATTATATTCATATATATTTATATATCATTTTTCATTATTTTACTTTTATATATCAGCTTTTTGAAATTTGCGTATTTTAATTCGGTAGCCTTGGTATCAGTAAGCTTCTTAATGAAATTATTAATTATTTCTTGGAACTGTTCCATGATTACATCAAGCATTTTATCGCTTATTTTTACATTAAAATGATTGAATATCTTTTTCATTTTCTTCTTTACCACCTTGTTCAATTTAGAACAAGCCCCGCCAGTCATCTGTAATCCCAATGCCGGTCTTGCGACATTATTTGCAAAATCAATATTCATTATATCACCGCTTACATTTTCGGCTCTATAATGTCTGGACTCATCTACGCCAAAAAATGCAGCAGTATTAAACGCACCGCCTTTCATTCCACCCCGTGAAAGCTTGTTCTGCTGTTGGCCATTACTGCCTTTTATGGATACGATGACAGTTGTAGAGTTGCCTGTAATTCGCGAGGAATTACAATATTTATTGATATAGTGTATTAAATAGCTCATATGGTTATTTAATATTTGTTTGACGCCCATTTTGAGACATAAAAGGGCGCACAATGACGCGATATTGAAAATGAGTTTATCAATATATATATTCATTAACATTACTATTTTTCCTTCGTCTATTTTATTAATAGGCTTACGGCGTTTTATACTTTTCATCAATTCAAGAGTACATAATTTAATATCTTTACAATCTACCATATATTATTATTACTACTATTATATAAAATGAAAATAAATATATATATTAAGAAGATTAAGAACAATGGAATATTTAGAACTTGACGAATCTAATCCGGTATTACATAGAATGAACTTTTTAAACGGTCGTATTGATGCCACAAATAATAGCGCATTTAATATTGAAAAATCGCGCATCAAAGCTTCCGAGCATCAAATAAATGTTATATCGCGCAATCTTGATTGTACTGAAGTATCTAAGCTTTTTTTTTCAATAGACAATATCAATCTATTGCAAAGAGGCATCCGCAATAAAATATTAAATGATACGCAAGGCGAAATAAATATATCGCGACAAAGCGATGACGAGCTAAAAATTATTATGCGCTCTATTTATTTTCAATATGGCAAGAATAGCTCCTATAATGTCAGAGACCAGGTATTATCGTTAAATACGCGTGTGATTGAGTGGAGTGTCCCTGAAATTATATCAAATATCAAACAATCGCAAAAATACCTACAAGATATCAGTACAATGCCTGTCCCCCTTGAAAGATCTACGCTTCCTTCAACAAAAGGAACCAAAACCTTAGATATTACCAATAGATATTAATAGATAATAGCAAATAATAGCAAATAATAAATAATATAATATTATAGAAGTATAGAAAAATATATATAAAATGAGTGGTTATATAGATACTGCTTTTTCCTACGATGAATCGGATTTAGGCTTAGACCCCGAAACTAAATTGCGCTTTAAACCGAATAAAAAGGAGCTGGAACTATTCAAATTAGAAAAATTAAATATGTACAAGGGAACTTGGATGGTTTGTTTCGTATATGGTATTACCGCTATAATTCTTCTGTCCGTCATATTTTTCACGGAATGGGGAAGAACATACATATATGATAAGTTTTTCCCTGCGGTTATTACATATGTTTTAGGCGCAATTGTTATTATAATATATTTAATCGTCTCTATTTTTAGCATAGTACCTCGCAAACTAAGAAAAAGCGTAGAGACATTACCTGTATGTCCCGATTATTGGAAATTACAAGAAACAGATCCCAATATGAAAACAAATATGAAAGCGAATATAACGGACTATAGAAGAGCAGTAAAGGATAAACCGTCGGGCGAAGACACAGAAGGCAAATATATTAAAGGTAAAAACGACCAATATATATTAGATAAACCCGGCGAAGATATTAATATATCAAGTAATGATCACGTTTTAGATTATAAATGCGTTCCAGACAATAATGTATATGGCGATATTAACAATCTTAAATCGCAATTAGAATTAATTAATGAAAATAATAATAGCTATCATAAAGGAACTACATTCGAAGATTACAAAGCAAATGAAGAACAGCCTAAATATATATATGTAGATTCCAGCAATATATATTCTCCTGAGCTAGCATCTTCTCTTTCTCTACAAAACTATGCACAAATTACTGGTGTTTATAAAAATAGCTGGACTACTCCTGGCGCAGGACCTGAAGCATATTACGATAATACAATTGTAAAATATGATGATGCTGGCACTAAAATCTCATATCAGGGTAATTTTGTTGATCCAAAAATACACGTTGGTATTAATACAAAGCCGTTGATATGCAACGAATTATATCCGTATTTACTTGATTCTATGGAGAACAAGGAGAAAAATCAAGAGTTAAAATGTGAATATGCTAAGAAATGCGGTGTTTCTTGGAGTTATTTAGATTGTTATGGAGATAAGGGCGTTTTATCATCAATACCATTGTCAGTTAAACCTGTGACCACCACAACACCTGCTGCATAAAGCAGCATAATAAGAATAACCAAGCTATTTAGAGGGTTTTACATATTCCAAAAGTTTTTCTATGAAATTCGCTCAATCCGTGTGTTTTTAAAGCAACAAGATGATTTTTTGTTCCATATCCCTTATTTTTTTTAATATCATATAGCATTAATATAGGATTATCTTCAACCAACTTATTTATCAATTTAGTATGATAATCTTTGGCTACTATTGAAGCTGCTGCAATAGATAAATAAGTCGCGTCCCCTTGTAATACGCATTCGTACTCTATCATTTCCGCATCCTCTCCTGGCGGAATATATCCCTTAAAGTTCGGTCCATCAATCAGCAAATAATTGAACGGCTCCTTCTTATATGCCTCATTAATAGCCCGGTTCATCGCTTTCATAGTAGCATTTAAAATGTTTATTTCATCAACCTCTTTATTAGATACTTCGCCGACTCCATATGTTATGCAAATATCCTTGATATACGAAGCCAAAAACTCTCGCTTTTTTTCAGATAATTTTTTAGAATCCTTAATTTGCTTATAGGTATCATCTGGAAAACTCTTTGGAAGCACGACACACGCAGCTATCACGGGGCCTATAAAAGTCCCTCGCGCTACCTCATCAACCCCTGCAATAACCTTGTCCTTATGCTTTTCTGCCGTAATAATATAATCGCCGCTCTCGCTGTTATCGCTCATAATATTTGTTATAGTTATCTATGTAAATAGAATGTAGTCATTTTTTATATGAATATTGCACAGAAATGCGTCTAAAAATGCTATTTAAAAATGTGTGTATAAAGTGTATTACATTAAATACGCTTATTACTTTTTCTATATTTTTATGCCCTCTTGGCGAAATTGGATATCGCGTTTGACTTCTAATCAAAAGAGTGTGGGTTCGAGTCCCACAGGGGGTAATAAAATGTTTTTCCGATTATTATTATTTAGATTTATTAGATAGAACTGAGTTTTACTTTTCTCTACAATATAATGAATATTTTTAATATAATATATGATACTATTACATCATTATATATAAGGTGTTTTGTAATCAGCGAAGAAAAGGGAGATTTATATTATTCTATGTAAAAAAATTGACTGTCTTATAAATATTAAATAATCATCACATCAAATATGATTCAAGAAATTATAGTAGTTATTGATGATACTCTGTATTGCCTTGAAAGAGTTATTATAGACATCTTATTGTGTCTTCTAGTATTTTCTCTGTTGATGGGGGAGACCGCCCCCAACGCGGTTTTATTGAGAGGCTATTGGGAGGTTATTGAGAGGCTATTGAGAGGCTATTGAGAGGCTATTGAGAGGCTATTGAGAGGCTATTGAGAGGCTATTGAGAGGCTATTGAGAGGCTATTGAGAGGCTATTGAGAGGCTATTGAGATGCTATTGAGATATTTATATTACCATTATGATGTCTTAAAAAGAAACCAGATTTTTATAAAAATTGAAAATTAAAATTTGAGTACATCTTTCTGTTTTTTTAAAAATTTCAAAAGTTTTTTAGAAATTACAAAATAAATCAAGAGATGTACTCAAATTAAAAAATGAAAAATATAGATATTCTAGTGTCTCAAGAACTGCTCTGAATCTAATAAGTATATTTAGAATAGCCTACGATACCTACGATAGCCTGTTTAATAGCATTTCAATATCGTTGTAATAGGCATCATTATAATCGCAGTAAAATACCCCGTCAGCATTCTTTTTGTCAGTATGATATCTATTAGGCTTGTTTGCCCTATCTATGGTATATTCTACAATTTCTCCAACTACTGTTATATTATTAGCAGTTACGCGGCAACTCTCTATCGTTTTGATATATTCGGCATTTCTATAATTATTAATGAAAAGCATCTTGTTATAATATACGTTTTCCCGAGAATTTTTTTTTTCTTTGCGGTTCGCTAATATATTATTATCACATAGTACATCAAATAATACCCAAGCCAATGATTGAAGGTCAAGCATATAATCAATTATATATTTTTTATACATCATAGTTGCCATATATAACACGGTTCCCACATAACCTTTGTATACTTTCATTTGTCGTACTCCCTTTGCATTGATAATATTTTCAGACAATCCAAAATCTATTATTTTAATTTCATTTATATTTTCATTAGCAAATACTATATTATGCGGTTTAATATCTAAATGGATGATTGATATATTTTTTTTTAAATTACAATTGTGCATAGATTGTAAAGCTCTCAATATTAATATAAATATTCTCTTTATCTTTGAGATATCTCTATCACCTCTTAATTGCCTCAAATCTTTCCCTAATAATTTTGAAACTAGCACATATCTACCAATATCTCCATCAACAAGTTTGCCTATACTACCATAAGCATATACTTTTGACACAATAGCATTAGCACAATTAACATTTAATAACTTCATAATATAATATTCAGTCATTATTTGATACAATATCTTTATATTCATCTTCTGTAGTATATCGGGAAGTCTCGGTTGTATCTTTACAACTACATATTCGCCTATCATATCTCCACCTATTATTTTACCAACATATAGCAGAGATTCTATATTTTTATATAGTTCTCTAATAATTATAATTTTTATAGGCTTATTATTAATATCATTGAGCACTATTACATCATTTAAAAATAATTGGGATAATTTCATAACATAATCAGTTATATAGTATTTTTTTCTATTATACTTATTTACTATATATCTTAGATTCTCCTCATAATTTTTATTAGCCTTTCGCTGTGTATAAAATGGCAAAAACTCTAAACTCACTTCTGGCTTCGCTGGCTTCGCTGGCTTCGCTGGCTTATATTGCTTAATTGACTTGACAACCTCGTTTTTTTTAATAGAAGAAGATACAATAGATTTATTTATAGATTTGCCATCTATATCTAGTCTTGCATTACCAGATTTGGCAACAGGGACTGACTTGAATGACTGAACCACTGGAGATTCTCTTATTTTCTTGTTTTCGTCGTTAATATTTTTGTTGATATTTATAAAAATCTTGTCAATGTTTTTCTTAGATAAACATTTTAAATATGTGCTATATTTTATGTTATCATAGTACACACTGTTTATTACATCAAGGAAATATTTTGCAGTATTTATATCAAAGTGTTCGCCGAGTTTTTTAGCAATATACAGCTTATCTTTTTTTCTCATAGTTTTGCTGGCTAAATCGTCGCTAACAGTCTCATATATTTTTAATAGGTCCTTTTTAAGTAAGCATTTAAAATACTTATAGTAATTGATATTATCTATAATAATATTTTCTGTAAAATATTTTGAATTATATTTTTCAAAATGTTTAATTAAGATTTCAATTATATATTTTTTTTTCATATTAATATAATATATTACTCTTTCTATATTATATTAATACTATATATTAAGTTAGAGAAATAATATGTTATATTTTCAATTATTTTGCATAAAAATTGATAGCATATAAGAATAGATAAAATATCCAGAAAATGGACAGCGCTCTTGTAGCTCAAATCCTCTTTGCAAATGATAAGGCTTTCAAAGGCATTTGCAACACCAATGAATACCAGAAGATTTGTGGTGTTTGTAAGGCAGCTAAGGAAAATCAACATATCCTTGATGGAATTAGCAGGAATCGCGCAGAACTTTACGCAGTTCGCGTATTCAACTGTTTGCTCAAAAAGTCAAAAAGCATCTCTTGCGAAGAGAAAGAGGTTATTAAAGATGCAACTGGAAAAATGGCAACATCAGTAAATATTATGTTTAACAAGGAAACTGCTTTGTTTCGCAGCTGTTTCACAGAGCATATATTGATGGATTATGTTGAATTATTAAACCACAAGCTGAGATATGAGAATGGTTTTGGAGTAAATTATTATAATGCCGAATTATTCCACCCTTATATACTCTATAATTATATGACAATTATCAAGATTATGGGAATTGATTTTGAAAAAGAGTTAATTAGCCTAAAATCAAGAAAAATGGAAGAAACTAAAAATAATTACAAATACGTTATGTATAAGCTCTGGAATATTCAGGATATCGTCAAAATACACAACGCATCCAATTGCTGTCGCTGATAGAATGCCTTAGATAGCTTTATGTATATGTATATGTATATGTATATGTATATGTATATGTATATGTATATGTATATGTATATGTATATGTATATGTATATGTATATATATATCTTTTTATAATTGATTGCATCAAGATTATACTCATCATAAAAATAAAAATTGATTATGTGTATTATTTTTAATAACACATTACCAATGTACGAATGTTATATGAAAGAGGTCGTTCACGAAAGTATTTACGATTATTGCGAACATATCTATGAGAGCATCAGCTATAACAATAATAATTGCCACGATAACCGCGATATTTTGACATCTGATTTAAATAATTTTATTGAAAATGAAATTGAAAAAATGAGCACCTATAATATCAATAATATCCTGCTATCTTATGGTTTTGATAAAGCCTTCAAATATTATATTGATAATAATTATAATACTCAGGGCTCACCAGGCTCACCGGGCGGCAGGCAATTGAGTGATATCAAAAATGTTCATAGTATTACCAAGACACTTGTATATTACCTTATAGTATCTTCATTTGAAATTAGATAATAACATATTCATTATCTTCCTCTGATAGCTCTATGCGTATCTTCTTAC